CTGGTCGTTTTAAAGGCTCTCCACTAACGATCCAACCGGACCTGGCGCCGCGCGGTCCTAACGATCAGCGCATTTCGCAAAGCTTGCGCGAAGGCATGCAGGCCGGCGGATTGCAGCCCGTCGAATGGTTAGCCGCGGGACTCATGTTAGTTCACCGTCGCGTCTTCGAACGGATCATGAAAGCATTCCCATGGACGCCACCAATACCGGATGCTTTCTATCCTTTTTTTGTTCAGGACGGCCCCAAAGGTGAGGATGTGTATTTTTGCGAACACGCGCGAGCTGCCGGCATCCAGTCCTATCTAGATACCGAAATTCGGGCTGGCCACATCGGACTAGGCGTCTGGACTTGCGAAGATTCTCAAAGCCCAATCGCAATCCGCAGCCGCAACGGGACGCCGGCCCGCGGACTCTTCACTTAAAAAATCTGAGGAAAAGCGTTGCCATAAGTGCTCTGCGCCCATTGCAACGTGATCGCCGAGTGCGGGTAACGCGAGCGCCACTCATCATCCAGCATGTCCACTGCCAGATTGATCTGATCCATCGCGATTTGGATCGGCGCCGTCGGCATAAAAGGACTCGCAGCGGCGCCGCTCCCGCCGGTACGCATCGACGCACAGCCAGTCATGGCCATGATGATTGCTTCGCGCGAACGCACGTGGAGCGGGTCAGTGAGTGCAGTGATCTTTGACCAATTTTTCTTGTAGCGAAGTCTGACCCGCTTGCACATCGTCCCCATTCGGATCAAGCGATATTGCGGTTCCGTATCCTGCGGCCAGTACATGCTTAAAAAAATCACCTGGCCCGGCGGATAGAGTTGGTTCGGCGGATAGATCGGCTGCGCTGGTCCTATGGCTAAGGGATTAACACCGAACAGGTTAATGAAGCCGTAGGTGGGATCCTTCGAGATTCTCTCGACCCTATCGAAGGTGTAGGGCGCCGGCGCGAATTTGTTTATAAAACAGGGAATCTCGACGCCCCAGCTGCCTTGAGAATTAAGGACCGGTGCGTCTTGATAGAAGCCATAGGCGATGACTCTGGCGCCGTTATCCTGGGCCAATTCCGGCGTGGCCAGAAGTTGCGTCGGCCCTTTCAAGCGGAAAGCCAAGGGCGTTGTGCCGACCTCTTCCCAGCCTTTAGCCATCCGGTTAGAGCCGATGACCTGGCTCTCACCGCAAGTAGATAAGCCGTAAGGCCCGTAAGGTTGCCAGCCAGGACTAGCCTGGGTTGCCGCTAATTGCGGCCAGTCCTGCCAATTCTCCGGGTTTTGTTTCAAGTCACCGAACTCACCCATGCCGGCGTAGCTGAATTCGAACCAGGGCGAATGATAGGCGCCAATCGTACGATTGACATTAAGCGCTAGTACCGTGTCCACATACCGCGGCAACGCCACGTAATAATCGTCATCCGCTCTGAGAGTGACTACTCCCACAAGACCATCCCAATATTGACACTTGTTATAGAGCACCTCCATGGTCGAAGTGATCCGATCAAAGATGCGTTGCCGGCCGATAAAACCAAAGACTCGACAGGCCTCATCGTAAACGTCCGCGACGATGACGACATCACGCTGGCCAATCGTTAGATTCAGGGCGCTCGCAACCTCGGTTAATTGAGCACTCTGATTGTACTGGTTGCGAGCTGCCTGCTCCTCATTCAGATAAGTGACGGCTTGCTGCTCAAATACAGCGGCAAGATCCATGTGAACCTCATCCTGATACTTGATCGCCTGGCACTGGTTGATTACCGCTTGGGCGCTATTGAGAGGGATCACGTCGAGCAAGCTAGTGATCCTCATCGTTTTACGCCGTGCCAGCATGCGGACCGACACGGCGCGTTGACTCAACTTGATGCAAGAAAACTCCGGCAGAGTAACCGAAGGATAATAGTGCGCCAGCATGTAGTTGCCAGCGAATAAAGTCACCGTGCCAACCGTGACTGGCTTCACCACTGTAATCACGCCGTAGAGCGTCTGAGGTGTCGGCGTCGCTACCGTATTAGCTGGCGCAATGGGTAGATCAATCACGTAATCGGTCCGACTACGGCCGCGCACCGTCATGTGCAGATTCAAGCTGACGTCTGCTTCAGAATCGCTCGAGGCAGTGAGAGTAAAACCGCCCCGGGGGAATCGACGTTGGATTGGACTGGTCAGTCGGTCCTGCCATTGCCAGCCGGCTTCGATATCATTCGAGCCGGGTCCGTTCATCGTGAATTCGTACAGCGAGGGATGACTGAAAGACGGGTTGCCGTTGACATTGATTTTCAGCGGCTTTTCGACCTGGTACGGCAACCAAACGAAGTAGTCTTGCTGGACCGGCAAATCTAGGTAGAGCATCATAGGATCGAAAGTGATGCTCGTTGCGCATGTTTTCCGCGCCAATGTCTCGACCGCCCGCGTCAAGACTGAAAATAAATAAGTCTGGTCGCAACGACCTAAGACCTGCTGGACCTCGCCGATGATGTCCTGGACAACGATCATTTCTTAGCTTCGGACTTTTCTTCTTTCTTTTCCTCTTTCTTCGAATCCGGGCCGTATTTTTTAAACGCCTCTTCGACCTCCTCACGGCTCGACTTTTTCTTCTTTCCCCCATTGCCGGCGCCCTGATGATCAAAATCGGTGACGTCCAAGTCGTAGTGGTGCGTCTCTTTTCCGCCTGCCTTGTCGGAACGACACTCATGCCCTCGGCACTTGCCTTTGATGTGGCCTTCGAAGTCTTGCCCAGCCTCAAGGCCTTCAATCGGCTTAGGCAGGTCTCGGAGCATGAGGCTTGGCGAGATCTCGCCCCCGCCGTCGCCATCCGAAGCTTTGAGGATCTTATCGAGCGATTCTCTCTTTCTTGTTACTTTCATTCAGCGTGAGCTTCTATCTGGTTCTTTTTACGTTCGAAAATGATTTCCCGTACTGCCTTAAAGTCAAAGTGCGGCCACTCTACTATTGCCCCACCTCTAAAGACTAATTTCAGATCATGTTTGGTCGGCGTGACGCTGATCAAAACTTGGGTTTCCTCGGAATCCTTGGTGTCAAACCTCCGCGAATCAACCTCGAACCTAGCCACAGCTAAGCCGGTATTATTAACTAAAAGCACATTGTTTGGGGCTAAGCCGACGGCAGCCATTAACGAGAGTAGCCATCGCATCCCCGATCATTTCTTTTTGCGATAACCGCCCTTCGGCTTTTTCGCGATGGTACTCAGGTCGCGTGGCGCAATGTCTCGCGCTATTTGACCAGCAGCGGTTTTACTGGTCTTGCCGCTTTCCTGCATCCCCCTGGCGGTTCCGAATAAGCGCTGTTGCGCCGGCGTGATTTTGTGGCCCTTGATTGTTCCCTTCGGCTTTCCTGGCATTGTATTTAGTTCCTTTCTGCCTGTCGTATATACCAATCCCATAGGTTCATTGATCAAAGACCAGTTTTATCATGGTCGTCAATTTGCCCTGAATCTTTGTGGACTCGCTCGAGCGGCCCTTGTTGTAGCCTAGCAGATAGACCTGCATCACCGAACCCAAGATTTTGGCTTCGAAAGGAATCACGTGGACCGAGACGCCAAAGAGCTCTTGGCCGCTCGGCAGATAGACGTGCACGATGTCCTGATTCAGAAGGGCATAGTTGCCACTATCTAGTTCCAAACGTGGCTCTACCTCGATCCTAGGCTCCTCTGGGCACAAAACCTCAATTAGAGGTCGGCCTTGTCCATTAGCTGTCGTAGCTGCTTTTGCCTTGGTCATAAGCTTGAATTCCTTTTCCTAGTCTCATCGCGGAATCTTCCAAATGCCGAAAACTCAATGTGATATTTGCATGCATCTCAGCGTGCTGACCCGGGTAAAGTTCCTCAACCAAGAAGACAGGAGAAACGTGCAAATTGCTGACCATGACCGCTATCGCCTTGATCTCTTTGCGGAGATCTTTGCAGGCGACATCGAACATAGGACTCTGATCCGGTTTTTCGCTCACGTTTTGATGATGTAATTAAGCGCCAGGAAGGGCTGCATATTGTTGTGGCGTGCGTTGCCACCACTTGCCGCAATCGAGACGCTGATGCCAGTGCCATTGACGGTTGTGTTGCCGTAAGGAGTTGTACCTGCAAGAACACCACCGGTGAAAGCGCTTCCAGCGGAGAAGTTATGATCAACTGCCCATGGATTATGGGCGTGCCCATTATCATTAACCGTTGCTCCATGTCCGTGAGAAGCTAACTCAGACACGCTTAAAAGATGAGTTTCCTCACCGCCCGCTGCGGCGAGCAATCGATTAGTTAGGCCTGTGCCTTGCCCAACTCCGACAGGACTGCGGCTTCGCATATCGGGCACCGCAAAAGTCGTGCTTCCGTCACCCGCTCCAAAGGCGGTTCCAATTGCTGTGAAAAGCGCAGCGTAAGTTGTCCGACTAACGAGTTGTCCTTGGCACCAGAGAAACGTACCGGCTGCGCCTGGAAGAGTTGCCCCAGCAAATGCCACCACACTACCAGGAGGCATCGCCCCATAGTTCAGTATCGTGGCAGGCAAACTATGGCACTGATTATCGCCCCCTACGTAGTCACTGGCGGCCCCGCTCAAAAGTGCGAGTAGCCCCGAATCGGTCGTATCGGCTATCCCAATTGGATCAATCCCTGTGCCTCGGTGCGTGGGGCCGTGTGTTGTCGGCGGAAACACCGTGGGCTTGGAGGTAATTTGCGACCAATCACTAGGGAAACTTGTCGGTACGCCAGTAACGCCGCTCCATGGCACGTTTGCCGCATTGGTTGCGTTGTCGGCATTAGTGGCCGTATCGGCTACCTGAGCATGATCGACAATGCCAGCATTACCGTTCGATGCGTATTCACTTTGGAGCATGTCGCCAGAACCGCCTCCGGTGCCACCCGTGTTCGTGATTCGGATCGTTGTGGCATCTTCGGTGAGAGAGATACCACTTCCCTGCAAAAGAGTTTTAAAAGGCCAATAAATGCCTGCTTGTGCTACTCCCATAATGCCTCCTTATAAGGTTTGGGCTGCGTAACTTCTCAAGCCAACCCCAGCCCGGAAGTAGACTTGTTTAGCCGGAGCCGTATCCAGAACCAAGCGCCACTGCTGAGAGTTAGGTGCCGGAGCCGCGAAAACTCGGGTCATGGCGGAACTCAGTAAAATTGGGCGCAGCAAAAAATTGAGCGCCGTCATTACACTGATATCGGTTGAGCTCGTAACCTGGACCCAGCCCGGGATGGACGGATCGTACAAATCGAAATGCACCGTGCCGGCTGGTGGAAAGCTCTGGTTGCAATCGTAGAGATAGAATTCATCGATCTCATAAACTGCCGGCACTGGATTGGCTACCGTACTCAAGACCAGAATCGCCCCGCCGGTCATACCCGGATCAATCGTGACTGGCAACTCACTGACCCAGCGTGCAACTGGAGGCAAAGGATGGAAGCCGATATCGCCACCCAGATAATCACTGGCTTGCCCACTACCTGGAGGACAGAGCCCATCAACCTGCGGCGTCGCAAGGGGAATCGGATCAAGGCCGGTAGAAATGTGGCTGTACGCATGGGGAGCCGGAGGAAATACGAGCGGTTTATCTGGAATGTTGAACCAGGAGACCGAATTGGCGACGTCGGCCACCAACGCATGATCCACGACGCCGGGTTGACCGTTCGTCGCGTAGTTTTCTTTTAGCATGTAACTGGTGGCGTCCGCGGTCGGCTGCATGATCACCAGAGGCAAGCATTGCTGGTCCTGGTAATCGCTCGGCAGCGGCACCTCGATGACGTCACCTCGAATAAAATTTGTGGCCATAATTTACTTTGCGAGTAGTGCAAGCGCGTTCTGTTTGGCGGCAGCTAAGACTGCGGAAACGGGCAGTCCGGGTAAGGGCGGTGGGATTTCGTGCGGTTGAGCCAGTGTCAGATCAGAGCTCGGAAGTACGTCCACTTCTCCCCGAGCAATCGTTTGGGTGAACCTGGTTGAGCGTGTCCGATATTTAAGATCAAAAGCATACCGCCCCGGAGGCACGGCCATCGTAAACTCCGGTAACCAGAGTAAACAGGTCCAGCCGCAAAGACCGTGAGATTCGTTCCAGATTACTTGGCCGAGAATATTGGGATCGTTCGGATCCAAGCTCTCTTTGACCGTGAAAACGAACGTCCAATTCGTGATATCCGGTGTCATCGGACATTCACAGAAAAGGGCGATGAAGTAAGCCAAGCAATCGCCCTGCACGACTTCCCAACGCATGTTCTGCCGGAAGTCGCCCATCCAAAACGGCCGGACGGGTTGCTCCGGCCGCATCACTGGGTATAAGCCATCATCAGTCATAGCTTAAGAAAATACCCGGCTCCTGTCTCCTTTGAAAGCCGCCAGTTGGACGAGGACTGACGGCCAATGAAGAGAAGGAGGTGCCCTACCAGAAGCCGGGTCTGTGCTGCCGCTAGGAGCCATCTTTTAAATAGTTAGGCTGCCAGTTAACGTTCCGGTTCCGGTCCCGCCAGGATAACCTGCGCAGGTAGTAAATCCGAAGTCCGGCTGGCATCTCTTGAATGCAATCGGGATAACTGCGTGCGGGCGCTCGGGCCTATACGCGCGAGTAATTTGGTAGATATGCATCCCGAAGTCCGCAAATAAATTGCAGTCGTTGTCTCTGATGACCACGAATTCCAATTCTCCTTGATTGAATTGCGGAGGGAATTTCCACTCACCAGCACCAGTGTAACTTTCCGGAACTAACCGCCGGAAACTATTATCAAACACTAAGAAGGCGACTTCATATTGCGCTTCTAGGTAACCAGGGTTAGCTCGGGCGCCTACCCCTTTACTAACTTGCACCGCAATCTCCGGCTCGATGAAGTCAGGAATTAACTGTCCGTTAAGTTCCTCGAAGGTATCAAAACGCAGAGGCTGCTGATCGATTCCCATGGCAACCCCCTGATATGGGCCAGACCAACTGTACCCTGTCAAAGTTTCTTCACCAAGCGTGTAACGGCCTGTAGTAAGGGCGCGCATGTCGTAGCGCACGTTTAGCTCTTCGCGCAATACATCGATGATGTCGGCGCCACCAATAAATTTAGCAATCGTGCCGGCCTCACTCTCAAAGGGTTCAGCTAACAAAGCTTCATGCGCCCAGGTCTCTAGATACTTCAGGAATTTGAAAGTGAGTGGAACGTCTGGTGGCGTATCATCATTAAAGCTAACATCGATAGCTTGCACGTCGCCACTAACCATCTGTGGGAAATTGTAAGTAGAGTTAAGCTTAACTTTTACGCCACTGCGCAATAACAATTGTGAACGAACGTCCACGTTCATGAAATATAACAATTGTTTTTGCAAAGCATCTTGTGTGGCACTGTATGACGCTTGGAACGCACTCCGCATTTGCTTAACGCAGACCTTCGGACCGCGGCCACGGATAGTTCCTAACTTTGTCGTATATTCCGTACTACCAGTTTCGGCCACCTGGCCTAACTCTGCGCACGAATCAACATCGTTGAAGAATGTGGGTAACACTAACGACTGGTTGAGCACCGGCCTCTCCATGACGACGTTACGTTGTTCGTCACTAACAGCTGACTCAAAAAGTCCGCCTGACAAAATATCGGCATAAGGTGCCCGCCTCATCAGGAGCAAAGTCACATTACCAACGAGACGCGATACATCCCTCGAGGCGAAATCGATAGCCTGTTGAGGGGTAATTAAACAATCCGCCATAACACAATAAAAAGGGGTAACAGTTTCAGGTTGAATGAATCCGCGCGCGGTGAGGATTAGCGCGCGACCAGTAGACGCAGCTCGGGCCGTGGAATCACGGTGACTACTGCGGCACCCGAAATTACGCTGCGGCGACCAGCGGAGCGTTCGTAAAGACTTTTCCCGGCACGGAGGGCGCTCAAAGAGCCGTGCCTGAAGGTTTACTCCCTCATTGCTTAGTTGGCAACAAAAAAGCCCGAGGGGGTTAGCCTCGGGCTTTCCAATAAACCGTTGGTTGTTTCTACTGGTTGGCTGATTTGGAACCGGGCGAATCCAGTCCGATTATTACCGATTCGGCCGAGCGCCACATTTCCCCTTCAGTGAA